GGTGATCTTACAATTACTTTCATGTTTGTTCCGTCATATTCAACTGTACAGTCTGAATATATTTCAGTTTCTCCAATTGAACCAATTTCTTTAGTTTGATACATACCATTTAGCCCTGTAGAAGAAAACAAGAATTTTTTAACTACAAATAAATCATTATCTGTACTATTCATTGTTAATAAAATTTCACCGCCTGTTGTATATCTTTCAAGTTGTTTAGTCCATACTGTTTGTATAAAATCTGTACTGTCAGTATCAGCTGAACTAGGATCAATAACACTATAGATCGAATCTGTAATTACAATTGGAATAAATGAATCAGCAGATGATTGGCCGCCTTGTCTAATTTCGCCCTCTACATCAGTTGTAGATTTTATTCTAGTATTAGCTGAAGCAATAACTAAACTATTTGTTGCTGTAAGTGTTAGATCATTTTCTGAAAATAACTCCGGGTCACCTACTGCTTCTGTTATTATTTCATTTATGGTAATAGTGGATGCAAAAATATCATTAGTAACAGTAAGGTCATTTTGTACTGTCATATCGCTTTCTGCAATAACACTCGGTGTTATAGTAATAGCACTAGAATCATCTGTATCAATATTACTGTTAGCTATTGTAAAGTTACCAATAGTATCAGTATCAATAGTTTCAAATGTATAAGTGCCTGCACCGTCTGTTGTAAGTACTTGTCCAGCTGTACCTTCTGCAATTCCTAAGTTAATTAACCTTAGTCCGCCTAGCTGTGCTGCTACATATGTTTTAACTGCACGTTCAGTAACCAATGCACTTGCACTGTTATCAGTCATAGTATCGTCATTACTAAATTCGTCAATAGTAACACCTAATGACATGCTAAGTGATGATAGACTACTAAATGCAGTAGGTTTGTTAGATAGATCTAAATAGTCTCTTGAGAATAATAAATTATTAGCATCAGTTAGATCCGACAAGTCAGCAGGAATACTAGGAAGATTTGCTAAACTATCATAATCGCCATCAAACAATAATGTATCATTATCAGTTAAATCTGATAAGTCTGCTGGTATAGCAGGCTTGCCTGTTAAATCTGCATAAGCACCACTAAACAATGAAGGCGTGCCTGTTAGGTCTTCATAACGACCAGTAAATGCATCATTGATGCCGTAACCTGCAAGTGTTGTTGGTTTATTAGTAACATTAATAAAGTCAATACTAGTAGCTTGAATATCTCTAAAAGTAAAGTTACCTGTACCGTCTGTACTTAGAACTTGTCCTGCACTACCATCAACTATTCCTAAGTCAGTAATAGCACTAGGCAAAGTAGGTCTGTTTCTTAGATCTGAATAGTTACCTGTGTATGCAACAGCATCTAAAGGATCATCATAATTAGTAATATTGTCCGCTGGATCTGAAGTTAATAACTTTCTCCACTGATTGGCATGTGCATAATATAAAGATCCTGTTTCGTGAACGTGTGCAACCATACCATGATAGGTAGATGCACTAACTGCTTGCAAGTCTTGTTCTGTTTCAAATAAGTTGCTATAGAATATTTTATTAGGACCAAAATCTATATCAGTGTTTAAAAGATTTTCGCTGTCACCTAAAACTGAATAAAGTTCGTTAAAGTTTTGATTAATTTTTCCACCGGCGGTTCTTAGACCATCACCCGATCCATCATTGGGCGCATTACCTGTATTAATAATTTGTTTTGCCATTCTTTATTCTCCGTCGAAGGTAATTGTGTCTGAATCAAACGTAAAGCCAGTGGCACTGAAATTTGTTTCTACGTTTGTATTTATGAATACCTGCTCAGGTGTACCTTCAATAATGTTTCTCTTCTCGTATTTTGTAATTGATGTGTCTCTTTTAAACCCAACTGCACTAGTTCTTTTTCTATTGTAGTTTAGTATTTCTGCAATAACTGCACTTAGCTGTAATTCTTCTAATCCTCGTAATGTTTGTATAAGACTATACACATCTACATTGTCAGTTTTTGCTTGATTTAAAAGTACTGTTGACACTGAAAGTGCAGCACTTCTATCAAAGCCTCTAGATTCAAAAAAACCTAAAACAGTTGACAAATCATTGTCAGTTAAACTAACAGGCTGTGAATAGTATTTGTCAAAAAACAGTGTTACATCTCTGTCAGATCTTTTTGAAATATTTCGTATTGGTAATCCGCTCATGTTGTTGTATCCAGTACCTTATTTCTATATAATTGTTTACTTCCATCTGGAAGTGCATTCCAAGCAGCGTTTGCACCATTAACACCGTTGCTGCCACCGTCATTTAAAAAATCATTTAGAAAAAGATTTCTAGCACTATCTTCTAATTGTATTGGGTTTTCTAGTAGTTGCTGTCTTTGAGTATTTTCTGAATTAGGTGCTGTTATCAAGTTAGGACTAGTAGTAGCCAAAGTAGTATTATTAGCGTTAGCGCCACCTGGCCCTGATGTTTTTGGCACTACAGTATCTGTAAGACCACTTGTAACATTTGATGACGAACGTGAAACATCTGATAGTATATCTCCAGCTATTCCTTTTAGTTCTTCTGCTACACCTGCTCTTGATAACTCTGATATATTTCTTATTAATTGAAATCCTGCAAATCCTGCTTCAAGCGGACTGTTAAAATTAGAACCTTTTGATATAAAGTCAGCTAGGTCTGCACCTGCACCAAATATACCATCTATTCCTAATGTGCCTCCACCAAGCAAACTAATAGGTGACGGTTGTGTATCGTAATGTGATGGATCTCCAAATCCTTTTGGATCAGCAGCACTTGAAGAAGTATTAACAGTACCTCGACTGTAATGCACTGCTTCATACGCAACAGTAATAGAGTTTTGCATCATACCACTGCCGTCTGCATTATCAACACTATCATGTTGCCATTGTGTAATGATTGGATTTACAATAGTATATGTTGTATAATTTTTTTTGGCTAATTGACTTATTTCTATCTTTTTAAAGAATGGTACACTAATGGCATTGTCAAGACCATATTTAAATTGATTACGTCCTGAGCCTTGATATGTATTATCGCCTGCACCTGCTTTATTGAATGCTCCTGGATTTCGTCCATAGCTTGCATCTGCATAATAATATCTGTAGTATGCTTCTAATAATGCTGTAGTAACACCAAAGTTATCATCATGGAATGTAATGTTAATTGGTTCGTATTGAATACCTGTTTGTATATTTTTCTTTCTATTGTATTTGTTTCTAGTTTCTACAATAGCAGTATATCTAGGAAGATCTGCTGCCTTCACAAGCATACCTATTTCTAAGTTATGCTTATCTTTTAGTTCAGGTAATATTGATCTTACAACAGGATCTAATTCAAAATATACATGATATAAGAATTTTTGTTTGGGAGCAAAACGTAGGTCGTTATCAACATACAGTCTAGCCGCATGTTGCCAATCACCAACAGTTCCTTTAGGACCTAGCAGTCCTGATAATAAATTGTCTAAAAATCCATTAGATACGTGTGCCATACAAATATTTATCCATATCTATTATGTACGCAGATAATAAAAAAGGGAGCCTAAGCCCCCTTTTAATTGGTTTTGATAATTTTTTATGCGCCGCCGCCGGTAATAAGTGTACCTAGTGTACGTCCTACCGCTGTACCAATACCAGTGTCACTTGGTGTTTGTACTGCGTTATCGTATTGGATTTCTAGTGTAACTGTTACTGGTTCGTTGTTACTGTATGCAAGTGTATTGTAGTTTGCATTTGTTACAAAGCAACCATATAGTTCAAAAGTTTCAAGTACGTTTGGTGTGTTAGCACCGTTACCGCCGTCTAAGATTTCAATACGTGTTGTAAATTTGTAATCTTGTCCTGATGCAGCACTTGACTGTTCGAAGAAATCGAACTGCTTCTGTAGTTGTTCGCCGACTAGCTTCTGTACAGCATTGTTTACATCTTCACGTAAGTTCAATGTAATTGGTGACCACGTATGCTTACCTGCTAGATATGCTTTTGAGTTGTATGCATGAATTTCCATTGGCTCAAATGCAACAGTAGGACGAGTTACGTCAATTACTTGTTTAGTAAGTTCTGTAGTCGGTGTGCTCACACCAAAGTTTTCCAGCGACACTCTAAAGCGGTACTGGAGCTTTGGCATCAACAAACCTTGTGTACTAGCACTGTCACCGCCTGCTAAAGGCACTGTAATTTTTGATAGTGTTGAAATTGCCATTTAATTTGCTCCTAAGTTAAAAGTATTTATCATTTTATAGCTCTGCTATTTCGCCTGTATTTTTCAATCTTAGCGGAATGTAAATAAACTCAATGCTCTTAACAGGTTCAATAGCAACGTCTACATAAAGTTCGTTTCTATCAATCCTTGATGGAGTATTATTTGTTTCATCACAAACAACTAGGAAGTCAAATAGTGCTCTTTGTCCTACAAGTTCAAGCAGTAAACTTTCAACTTGACCTTTGATCTCATCACGTGTGATCTTATCATTTGGTTCAAAGATATAAGGCTTAGCAAGTTGATTTAGCTGGCTACGTAAGTAAATAACCAAACGTGCTACGTTAATTCTGTCTAGTGAACTAGAACCTCTTGAACGAGTCTTCTGACCAAAGTTAACAAGTCCTGCACCTGTAATAAACGTAATTGGGTTTACTCCTTGTGCATACAATGTATCTCTTTGTCCTTCGTTCAATGCAATAGTTACAAATTCACCTTCGTCATTAATATAACCTGTTGCGCTTGCATTTGTAATGCCACCACGTCTTGTACCTGCTGGTGCAAACCATGGATAGCTAACTTGATCACTTAGTGCCATTGTACGTAGCATCATATGACTTGGTGGAACAACAATATTATTACCAAAGTTGTCGCTTGTGAATCCTGATGGATAAAAGATTCCTAAGTAATCATCTCTGCTTACTAGTCCGTCATCGTTATCTTCAGGTGCTAACTTAGCATTAGTTGCCCATTCATTCAATGATGTTGCATCTGGCTTCAATCTCATTGGTGCATCACCTACAACAAATCCAGTTAATCCTCTGTCAAAGTTTAGGTTGATCATTTCGCCAATTAGTTCTGGATAACCTGGGCAAGAAATCAAGTTAAAGATACGTGCTTCATCGTCTCTAATTTCGTCATTATTATTAACAACTGCTTGTAGAGCCTGTACAATAACTTTACGCTGTGCTTTGCGTCCGAAGCTACCTGATCCGTCTGCTTGGTTTCCTGATTCAGTGACCCAACGATCCTTGTTGTATGGTTCGCCGTTAACATTACTCATGTCTTCTTCTTTGTGACGTAAGTTTTTCTCAGCAGTGTTAATGTAGTTTTTAACAAACTTTTTAACATTGAATCCGCTTCTGCGTGTGTTAACTAACAACATACCTTTTGGATATAGTGCTGGATCTGGAGCATCTGGATCTAAGTAATTGTTTGATAATAGATCTTTAATCGATGCTGCTGTGTTTCCGCTTGGACCACTTGTTCCATAACGTGCATCAGCAAATATTACACCATTTTCTGTTGTACCGTCTGACTTATCTAATAATTCCCAAGCATCAGTTGCTTTTCTATAACGATAAATCATTGGATAGTTTTCTAAGTCTGAGCTGTCAATCCATAAATCGCCATTTGCTAGTTCAGTTCCATCTGATTGTTTAGATGGCTGTGATGCTGCAATAATTGGACCATTTGGATCAGTCTTTTCTGACGCAACAGCTGAGTAGTAAGGAGCAGCGTCACCAAAGTTAATACTGTCGCTACCATCATATTGATAACCTACCCAAGTAGTACCATTATGTATCATGATATCAATTTGATCAATAATTGAGTTATACCAAAGTTGACCATCTGCTGCTGTTGCTGTTGGAGCAGTAGCACTTGCAGTATAGTTTAGTGCCTGCCAGTTACTTGCTCTATAAACTTGTGGCTGTGTTCCGCTATCTGTTCCTGGCTCATATGACACAAATTGTGTACCAGAGTTAGCATCTACATAAGGTGAAATTCCTAATCTTACAAGAGAAGCAAATGATCCACTTCCGTCTGTAATTTTCATTTCGCCGCCTTTGCTGTGTTTAATAACAATTCTGTTTTCAGCATCTACTTCTGCGCTTACATTTGGTATGCCTGCACTTGTAATTGCAGTTGCCCAAGCAATAGCTTGTGCTGCTGCATCTTCTGAACCAGTCATTGTAACACTAACAATACTTGAATTAAAGTTACTAAAGTCAGCATCGCCTGGGGCTGTTGACTGAATGTACATGTTATATGTGCCTGCTACAAAACTACTATCTTCAATAATACCAGTTTTAATTACTGTAGAACCTATAGCACTACGTCTAAATACTTTGAACGAAGACATTGGAAGTGTATCGCCCGCAACGTTTGTTAGAATAAACAAGTCGCCAATTTGTAGATTTTCGCCGCCGCCTGTTCTATCTAATTCTAGGATTGAATCTTGTGCAGAAGCAAACATTGGTGCTTCAATTGAATCAAATAGTCTAGTCTCAGAGTTAAAAAGTTTCACTCTCCAACGTGCACCTAAATTTGGTTCAGTTGTTTTTAACCATACAGATCCAGTTGGTCTACCAGTAACACCTGAAGCTTTTTTAAAGCTATCCGGAATCTGTGTGTGCTTGCTAATTTGTAATGCTGGTGGATAATAAGTACCAGCTGTTAGTCCTAGTGCAGTTAGTGCTGAAGTATCGTTTCCTGCACCTGCTGCAATTACAACAGGACCTGCTAATGTGCTATCAGCACCGCTTGTAGTACCATCGCTGTAAATTGCTAATCTGTTGTCAACTGCTGCTGCACGTACACCGCCGATGCCTAAGCCGTTAATGTTACTAACAATCTCTGCAAGAGTATTACCGTTGCTTAGTGTTACTGTTGTATCATTTAGTGTAAATGTTGAAGCACTAACTGATGGATTTGCTGTTGAACCTCTAACTGCTGGCCAACTGTCTCTCCAGTCGTCGCTGCCTACTTCTACCCAATCTCCGTCAGCAGCTCTGTACCATACAGTAACTAATTTATTAACAGCAACTACAGCGTAGTCTCCAATTTGTCCAATTGATGCTAGTGGTGCTCCTGGAGCACTTTCAGTGCCAGTAACTTGACTTGCACTTGTTAGCACTAATGGAATTTTATTAGTGAATGTTTGTCCGCCTGTTACTGTAACATCTGCGTTATTCCATTCTTGGATACCCCAAAGTGTTGTAGTTGTGTCTAGCCAATAAGTGCCAGCTGCTGGATCAGCAGTTGGAACAATTGATGTTGGCTCTAGTTGTGAAGTGTCAATTGGAGCTCTAACAATCCATGCTCTGTTGCTTACACCTAAGAACGAGTATGCTGCTTGTAGTCCGTATTCGTTAATTTCACTTCCGTGAATTGCGTTGTTGCTTGCGTCAACTTGGAAAGTTGGATCGCCAAATGTTTCAGCTAGGTCACGCTGTGATGTCATCAAGAACGGCTTACCAGCATTTTGAGCTAGTGTACCTTGCGCTGTACCTGTACCCGAAGCATTTGTTTTATCCTGTGCCGATGCACAGAAAATTACTGGAACTGTACCTGGTTCAGCTGGAGTATAAAAACTCTCATTTACTACGCTAACCTGTACA